TCTTGGTAAATTGACTTAACTTTACGCCTATCTTTACCGACAAAACGCCCAATCTGAGCATACGGAAATTTCTTAGCTTTTAACCAAATTATTCTTTTAACTTCTATATCCTCAACTATTCTACCCAACAAAATACTTGCTATCCACCACCGACTAATATCAAGACTATTTGGCCGAATAAAATACTGAATATTGTTATAAGAATATTTGTACATTTTCTCTTGCCTGGTTTCTTGCCAGGGCATTGTTAGTCTTTGTTTTTTAAATGGTGCTGGTAGTCTGCGATCCGTTACAGCTGCTTCTTCAAAAAGTTTTTCTATGTGATCTACTGTTATTTTAGGCATCCAAGATGTTTGGCAAATTCATCAGCTCTTACTTTGTCATCCCAGTTCGTACTATTCTTCATTGTTAAATATGCTTCAGATTGTTCAATACTATTGGTTTTTTTATATATTCTTTGTGCAACATTTTTAGGATCATTATAAGCTAGTTTGTTACCCTCCTTATATGCTTTGACATTTGGATTAGTTCCTAAAACAACTTTACTAATTAATTTTTTTACTCTGGATTCATTAATGGATTTATTAATGGATTGGTCGGCCTTTTTTGGCCCTATATTTTGGACATCTTTGTCCTGTGTTTTGGACAACTTTGTCAATTTATCGTAATTAATTTTATAATTAGTAGCAACACCTGGACCACCTTTACTTAATTTAATAATATATTCTTCATCAATAAGATCCTGTAACCCTCTACGAACAGATCTAACATGCATGTTTATATCAAGAGCTAATCGTTCATGGCTAGGAAAAAGAGCTTTTGTCTTGCTATTTTCACGATTTAACAAAGCATACATAACTCTTTCAGCTGATGGTTGTACTTTACGATTACTCATTACAACACCAAGTAATTTCCATTTATCTAACAACATTAGAATAATATTTTTTGTATTTTTGTTATGTGTTTTGATGGAGTTTTTTTTAACAGGTTGCCGACAACATAGTTATGGCCTCTATTAATTGACCTGGCTATTTTAGTTTTGTTTGAGGTAATATATTTATTTGCTAAGTGACAGAAATCTATCCTGGCCATGACATATTGCTGTGTTCTTTTTTTGCCTATTAAATCCTCTACAGATATATTGTGAGCAACACTCACACATGTTAATATTTTTTTTAATGTAATAATTTTATATTTTTCTTTTGTACCAGGGTTTATAATACCAATTAAAAATTTAAGTTTAATAATTTCGTCATCTGTAAAACTTATTTGAGGCATTTGTTTATCCAATCTAACAGCTGTGGGTTTTCTTTTAATATACCTGTAAAACTATGACTAAAAGCATTTACAACAACTTCTTCTGTTGCTTCTTTTAATAAATGCTGATTATAAACAACATGGCTTACTTCATGCATTACAACTAAAACACTGTAAGAATTATTTCTTTCTGCAATTTCTTTATCTATCAAAATTGTTTGTTTTGTTTCATCATAGCTACCCTCATCATTGGCAACATTTACAAGACCATCATAAAGACGGACAAATATGTCCGTTGATCCTATTTTTATCTTACTTGGTATAGAAATCGTTTGGCGTGACTTGACCATCAGTAGCTTCCATGATTTTTTGCATATTTTTTTTACTAGGAATAGATATACCTTTTATCCAGGTATGAACTAATCTAGCTGGGTTTTTCGTACCATCAACACCTAAATGTACAGCCAAATCGTACAATGTTTTAATACCATTTTGTTTTGACCAATCTTTTAGATTCATAAGCTAAAAGCAACTAGCATTATACAAATAGTTTCACAAGTATAAAAAACATTTGACGATATTTAGGGCAAGATGCTATTAGGTTTAGATGGATAGCGTAATACCAGAATATTACCTAAAATATGGCCTGGAACATAGCTCACCAGCACAATTTACAAAACCTATGGACCATTGGATATGGCATTACGTTTTAAATGATCGTAAATATAGAAACAGCAGACCTAAATCACCTAACATGATTGGTGGTAATGCTGTGCAAGGAGATAAAAACAGAACTTTTATACATCCAACAACAGAAGAAGAAGTTACAATATATGCACATGGATTAGGTGCATATTTATTTGAAAACAAAACAATAGAAGAATCTATACTTACAGCTGATGAATATTTAGAAGAAAAAAAAATTATGTTTTCTGGTGATGACCTGGAACATTATGCAGAAGTTACAAAAAGAACACCAATAGCTATAAGAAGATCTATACAAGGTTTTAAAGATTTTGGCATTGAAAAACACAAAGATCTTACATCAGAAGATAATGTTGAATGGCAATATCCAGGTATTGATATTGTTACTGTAGGCAAGACAGACATACAAACAAAAACACATGTAATAGAATTTAAAACAATATGGTTTAGGCGTAATGGTAAATCTGCAAAAACTAAACAAATGTTATTTGCATCTAATAGTTTGCCAAAAAAACCGATGCATGATCATTTATTACAGTTATCTTTTTATTGGAAAGCAACAAACAAAGAGCCAATGATTGTTTATGTTACAGGCAACAATGTAAAAGATGGCCCTGGTTATATTATTTTTACAAAAGATAATTGTGATGAATTAAGAAAAGAATATTTGGATGCTCTTGTTGAAACAGCAAGAAAAACACAGATGGTAAGACAAAATTTATTACAAAACGCCAAAACAAAAAAGGATGTAACCAGGTTTGTGCAGCTAGACTTTCGTAATGGGTTTTACTGGAACAGTTTTACTACACAAGAAAAACAGGAGATTGAAAACATATGGATATAAATTTTATAAGTTACAAAAAAATTATTTGTACAAAACAACAATGGTTAAACATGGACAGGGAAGAAAAAACTAAATTAGATTGTAAAAAAAGGGCAAATAAACAGCCAAAATATACAAAATTGCAGAAAAAATTAATTAACAAAATTACATTGGAGTTACAAAAATAATGGCAAAGAAACCAGACCAACAATTATTAGAGCTGCTAGATAAATATAAATTTAATGTTGATAAAAAAGATACTGTTTGGGATTGTCAAGGTACATGGGTATTAAAATACAAGTATGTTGAAGAAATCGGTAGACAGGCAAAAGTTTACATAGACAAGTTAGATATTATAGAGATTAACACAGAAAAAAGGATAGCAGTTGTTAAGTGCGAAGCACAAACTGATAAGAAAAAAGTAATTACTTACGGAGAATCATCACCACATAACACATTTAATAAATATCCTGTGGCTATGGCAGAAAAAAGGGCAGTTGGTAGAGCTATACTTAAACTTGCTGGATTACATGGTGATTTTTACGAAGATAAGTTTTCAGCTGAGGAGGAAGCAACAGCTGAAGAAGAAGAAGTATCTACTAAAAAGAATAAGTCTGATAGTAAAAGCTCTTATACTTCTTCGTTACCAGCTAATTGGAAGTCTATGTCACTTGCTGAACAAGTACAGCATTTCTCTGCCGAGATTGACAAAGCTTCCGATGATGCTGGTGTTGAGGAGCGTAAAAAACCTTTTAGTGAGTGGTACGATGACTTAGATAGGGAAGCAAAAAAAGAAATTGTACAGATATTGAAAGAAAAAAAGAAAGGAATTAAATGACAGAATTTAATTTATATCTTTATCCAGGTAAAGAATTAAAAGAAGTTTTGGACAGACATATAGGTGCTGGAAAAAAATATCCTCTTGGTGAATCGCTTACATTTGTTGATGATAAAGATAAAAGCGGATTTACTATTAAAGAAGATGTTACATTTAAAGCTGGTACAAAAGTGCATCTTAATGTTTGGGCAACACAGAACAAAAATGCAAAGTCTGTATTGCAAGTTTCTATTGCAGATTTTGAATCTGGATACACAAAATCTGTTGGTTTCAAAAAAAATAGACCAGCACCAAAAAAACAATCCAATGAAGATGATGATGTGGATTTTAATTTTGGTTAAAAAACATACAGCTGTTATCCTGTCGTGGTAAAAAACCAGGGTAGCAGCTATATTGAAAAATTAAAAAAAGAACATAACGATTTTTGCGAAGAATTAAATAAAAAAGCAGAAAAACATCTAGTTGAAAAGATAGGATTTAGCAAAACATGGGTACGAAAAACAATGAAACAGTTAAGAAAAAATCAAAAGATGAAATAATGAAAGACAATCAAATTATTTTAGATTTGTATGAACAAAAGATTGAGGAAAATATGAAGTTAAGACGAGAAAACAAAATACTAAAAGATGAAAACGACAACTTAAAAAAATTAAAAGAAATAACAAAGACATGAAACTTAAAGGTAAATACTTACCAGACCTTAAAAAAAAATCTGATTTAAGAAAAGAAGATCACAAAGAAGTATTAAGAGTTATGACAACATTAACAAAAAAATTAATTATGTGTAGTGCAGATCCATGTGAAAAAGAAGCAGATGCTATAGTTGATAACTTTCCATTTTGTGCAGAACATGGCCTAGACTACATAAAAATCCACAAAAAAGGCACAAAACTAACATAAAATATAGCTTTTTATACTAATTTTATTAGTATATATCAGCATATATGAATAAATTAATTGTAAGAAATATAAATAATACACCAGCAAAAAGATTAAACAAAAAAAATACAAATAAATATTACTTTGATGTTTACGATAGTAATGCAAAAAAAATTGTTGAAAGAATATATGCACAAACAAAACAAGAAGCTGATGAAAAAAGAGTTAAGTGTATAAATAAAATTAATACAAATATTTATACAGTTATAAATGCAGTATTAAGTGATGCTGCACAAATAGAAGATAATATACAAATTGCAAAGAGAGATAAAAATATAATTAAAGAAAACACTTTGCGTGACAGTAGGTTTGCCTGGGATATTATAAAAAATATAAAACACAATGGAGTTATGTTGAAAGATTACCCTGTAAAAAACATATCGATGGAGTTTCTTACATCCCTGGAGAAAAAATTTTTGACAACTTTATCATTAAGACAAAACAAAAGTAGCTGGTCAAAACTTGGTACAATATTAAATGTTGCTGCACAAGAAAATATGGGTGTACAAATGTACATAACTAAAAAAGTTAGTCGTAATGAATTTAATTCTGCATACAAAAGAAGAATTAAAAAAGTACCAGATATTTTGAAAACAGATAATCCAAAAGAAACAATAAATTTAATCAATAAAGTATTGGATTGTGCAAAATTACAAAAAAATAATTTTTATTTTGTAACTTTACGAACATTGTTGGAAACAAATCAAAGAATAAGTAGAATAATACCAATAGAAAAAAATGATTTTAGTACAAAAATAAATGGTTTTGTTATTGATAAAAGTATTGATGTAAAAACAAATGTTGTTGAATACTTGCCAAGAGTTTATGAAACAGATTTTGCTAATAAAGGTTTTGCTAATGTTGTGTTTGTATCAGAAGAATACACAAAAATATTTTTAGATTGGCTGCAAGAAATACAAGAATGGCACAACCCAAGGGATTTAGTTTTACCAGCTGCTAATGGTAATTATTCCTGGTATCATATTATTTTACAAAACATAAAAGATTTATTTAAAAAATCTGGATGGAATGGAAACATAAGCACACATGATTTTAGAAGTTTAGGTGCTAAATTTAGAAAGTATTTAGACCTTGATAGCACAAGTCTGGCGCATCTAGATCATAGTTCAAAGCATATGACAGTGCTTTATGAAAGAGGAAACAACTGGAAAGATGTAAAGTCACTTACAGCTGCAAGTAACAAAATAGGTAAATTTTACAAAAATTAGGGGGTACAATCACACAGCGGACTTGCTACAAAGTCGCTGGTGAGCTTCTATGAGCTTGTTTATTTAGACTTACTTGCTAAAAAAACACTTTCCACACATCCAGGTCCTCATGTGGTCTTTTGAAAATATAGGATGATCTGTGTGATTGATACAGGAGGAAACTTTATTTTTTAATTTATATTCTTCTTGTTCAGTTCTTGATTTAGAAAAAAACCAAAGACCAGGTACATCTATTTTAATTTTTTTACTTCTTTTTGCCAAAGATACCTATAGCTCCTTTAGCTGTTTTAATACCAAAACTTGCACTGATACAAATTATTAAACATGTGCTAAACCATTGTGGTGTATGCTCATCTAAAAATACAAAACCTTTTGCAACATAATCTTGTGTCCAGGGCAGAAAGCATCCAAGTAATATTGCTCCAAAAATAACGGTCCAAAATTCATCTTTCCAGCTGTTTTGCATTTGGTCCACAGCTGATTGTTCCCAGGCAATTTTACCAGCAGCAATGTCCTCCATTCTTTTTTTAGATGCTTTTATTTCTTCTAATTTAAGTTCGTTTTTTGCTGCTTTGTTTTTTGCAAAAGCTTTGATGCTATCAGATGCTACACTTAAAAGTGGTTTTGCTATTAACTGCCACATTATAAGTAACTAATTATTATTAATATTAATATTATAATTAATGAACTAGCTAAAATTTTTCCTCTTTTAGTTAATCCATTCCATATATATTTTATTTTATCCATTTTAGTTCTCCTCTCGAATAATATTCGCAAGTTCCTCACAACGATGTGGGGTTTGTTGATGCCACCTGGAATCTAATAATTGATCTGCACATTCATCCCAATTATTTTCCTTGGCAGCACTAATGGCTTTTTTAAATTTGGATGTGCCATTTTCTCCAAGCTGAAACACCATAGAAACCCATACGCCAAATTTTTTATCAGGCATACTCATGCCATCACATATTCGTGCAGCACCCTCTACAGCGTTATCAAAATCTTTATCAAATATTTTTTCCCAACCATCTTTTGTTGTTGGTACTTCTTCACCAGGTAAAATAACATGGCCATATCCTCCAGTGAGCTTGTTCATTGTACATCTATATGGCTCTAACCTGTACCCCTCATGTCTTTTTATCATTTCTTTTATCTGGTTTAAACTTGCAGCTTCCATTTTTAAAAACATATAAAATTTTTACTCCTAACTGTTTTTGATATTTAGATAAATTTCTACCTATCACTGTACCAGGTTTCCAAGTTTTGCGTATGGATGCAGTTTTCACATCTATCTTTAAAACTTCACCTGTTATTCTATGTACAGCCACTAGGTCAATGACATCATTGTCTTGTGTTTTCCAGTAAACTGTATAATTTTGTTTAGTCAACCATGCAGCAGCTATGTATTCATTTGCTAATCCTATTTTTATTTTTTGTAGGTTTCCAAAATAAGACAAAACTAATCTACAATTTTTAACCAGGCTC